AGCATCGCTACCGACCTCAACACTCTAGAAGCTAGAACCATTGTATTCAATGGTACTACTAATGAGCTAGAGGTAGACGGTGGTTCTAGTTCAACTATTACTCTAGGTGATGCTGGTAACTCCATCACTCTTGGCTTGCCAGATGATGTAACTATCGGTAATAATCTTACTGTTTCAAACAACTTAATTGTCAGTGGTGCAGTAACTCTTGGCGAAACCTCGGCAGACTTGGTGAAAGTACAAGGCCAGTTCCGTGTACCAGTATTCGAAGCTGCAGATATTCCAAGTGGATATGTTACTAATCCAGAGCAATATGTTGGTCATATGTTCTATCTCTCTGGTTCAGGTAACTCTGATTTCGTTTACGCAAACAAGTGGTACTTTAACGAGAACGGAGAGTGGTTCGAATCACCATTCTTTGCTTTTAACGAATAATCTGGTTAGTTGAAAAACAAACCTTTAAAGGGGTGCCCTTGGGCACCCCTTTATTTTTTTTAAAAAAACTAGTATTTTTCTTTTTTTGCGTGATATTTATAGTGTATCCCAAAAAGTCAATAAATAGGTGTTATATGTCTCAAGGTTTAGCTGTTTTAAGTGGTTCAACAATAATTCACAAGTTACTAAAAGATGGTACTGCTAGTTTTAGCGGTTCTGTTGTTTTATCTGGAACTATGGAGCCAGATATCGATAATTCAAGAAGTTTAGGTAATTCTAGCAAAAAATGGAAAGAGGTGCATACTCATCACATATCCACTGGTGCTATATTTGAATATGGCCTCGAAACTGAAGGGATAGGACAATTTGAAACTGGCACAGTTGTTTGTTGGCACGATGGAAAATTACAGCCATCTACTTTTCGCGGTGATGTTTTAGTAATGGGAGTTGTTAAAAATGGCAAAGATCAACCTATAATATTGGGAGCCGAAGATATACTTGTAACCGGAGAAGTTGAAGAAGGCGATTTTTTAATAACTAGTGATAAAATGGGACACGCTGAAAGATTGCCAAAGAATTCGGATTATGCTGCTAAATCTGAAAACATAGGTAAGATTATAGGACAAGCTCTAGAATCTTGCAATCAAGATAGTAAACTGATAAAATGCATGATTAATAAAAGATAAAAGGTTTTTTGCTATTACGTGCGACTATATAGTATTGTATAATTGTAACATGGAGATCTTTAGGTATGAATTCAAAACTTCTAGAAGAAGCGATAATAGACGCTGAAGCGTTACGTAACGCAGCACTAAAAAGTGCAGAACAAGCCGTATTGGAAAAATATGCACCAGAAGTAAAATCTGCAGTTGAAAGACTTTTGGAACAAGAAGATACTATGGCCGGTGCAGCTATGCCTCCTCTTGGTGGCGATATGTCTGCGCAACAACCTGAGTTGGACGTACCTCTTGCTGCTACTGACGAAGAAAAGCTTTGTCCTTGTCCAGATGACAATGAAGTTATAACTATATCACTTGGCGATCTAGAAGATGCTATCAAAAAAACTGTTGCAGATACTGCCAGAGCTAGTGCTACACCAGGACAAGAAGAAGAAATGCCTATGGATATGACACCAGATTTAGATATGACGCCAGATTTAGATATGGAACCAGAACTTCCTCCTCCAGAAGAGGAAGACGAGGAGGAGCCTGCTCCATTAGCATTACAAGAAGATTTTGAAATAAGTGAAGAACTTATTGCTTCTATCCTTTCTGAATCTGAAGAGGTTCAACAGGAAGAAAGCGAAGAAACAGTAAAAAAAGAGAAATCAGAAGATAAAAAAGAAATGATGGAAGAAAATAAATCTCTTTCTACGCAAAATAGCAAACTATTAGTTGAGCAACAGAAAACTACAAAGCAAAACAAGCTCCTAACAGAACAACTCACAAAACTTCTAGAACAACATAATAAGATTCTAGAAGAAAACAAGCAATTCAAAGAAACTATGTTAAAAGTTTCTCAGAAATTAGAAGAAAGTAATTTGCTAAACGCTAAGTTACATTTTAAGAACCAAGCTCTTAGTAGCGTCTCCTTGAATGAGCGACAAAAAAATAAAATTGTCGAAGCTATTTCCCAAGCTGGTTCAGTCGATGAAGCCAAAATGGTATATGAAACCCTTAGCAGCGCAGTGGGTTCCTTTGATAACAGAGGACCACAATCACTGAGTGAAGCAGTAGAGAAAAAGGGCGGATTAACCTTAAAGCCTCGTCAAAAACAAGAAAGCAATCCAAATCCAATGTATAATAAATGGCAAAAGATTGCTGGTATCAGGAAATAGTCAAAATCATTTAAGGAGAAAAACAATGACTTTATTAAAGAAATTAACTGAAGGTATTGTAGATCGTGATCTATCTAAAGAAGGTCATGCTCTACGTAACAAATGGGAAGCAACTGGTCTTCTCGAAGGTCTCAAAGATGAGACAACAAAAAACGGCATGGCAGTTCTTTTAGAGAACCAAGCTAAACAATTATTAAAAGAAGCATCCTCAATGGCTGCAGGCGACGTAGAAGGTTTTGCTGCTGTAGCATTCCCAATCGTTCGTCGTGTATTCGGTTCCTTAATCGCTAACGATTTAGTAGCCGTTCAGCCAATGAGCCTACCATCTGGCCTCATCTTCTTCCTAGACTTCACTCACAGTGAAGATGTTACAGGAAAATATAAAGGTTCTGGAGATTCCCTATTCGGTGGTGGTGTAAAAGGTAGTCAAATCACTGGCGGTGTTAATTTAAGTGGCGCCGAAGCTGAAAAATCATTCTATAATATGAACAATGGTCTTTCCTCTGCAAAACATGAAGTTGCCTCTGTTGATGTTAATGTAATCGATAGTGGTGCAGTTGCGAGTGCCGATGCCGATCTTTTAAAACACATAAGGCATGACGTAGATCTATTATCCGAAGAGGGCGCTGAAGTTGTCGTATTCACAGTTGCCTTAGCAGATCTAGAAGATGACGGAAAAAGGCCATTTAATAGAAGCGATTTAGTAGCAATTGAAGGTGTTCTAGCAGGCTCTGTAGATGGCAAAACAGCTAGATTGGTTAGAAGATTAACTCAAAAAGCATCCGCCACAGACGGTGCTGCAGCATCAGGTGACAAATTTACTCATCTTAAAATGGTTGCAGTTCTTAATTCCGGCGCTTCTTTGAGCCATTTCGCTGACGGTGCGACAAGTTCTGATTTAAAAGATGTTAAGTTCCCACAAGACGACGTTCTAGCCAAAGCTGATGCTCTAGGAGCAGTTAAAGGTGGTGTTTATTGGGCACTAGAAGAAGAAGGAGACTTGCCAGAACTTGACATCAAGATTGACAGTGTTGCAGTTACTGCTAAAACCAAAAAACTCAAAGTCAAATGGACTCCAGAGTTAGGTCAGGATCTTAATGCTTATCACAATCTAGATGCAGAAGTAGAACTTACTTCAATCATGAGTGAGCAAATTGCTCTCGAACTAGATCGTGAAATTCTAGAAGATCTTATCAAAGGCGCTACTGCTGCTACCTATTACTGGTCCCGCCGTCCAGGTAAGTTCGTAAATCGTTCTACTGGTGCTGCTGTTGAAGATTGGTCCAGCGCTGGAGTTGATTCTTCAGCCAACCTTCTCGGTGCTGACTTCACTGGTAATGTATCAGAATGGTATGAGACTCTTCTCGAAACCGTTAATGATGTATCAGCTCAAATCCATCGTAAGACATTACGCGGTGGTGCAAACTTCCTAGTCTGCGGACCAGAAGTTGCTGCTGTTCTCGAAATGACCGCTGGATTCCGCGCTAAAGTTGCTCCAGACGATGCATCCGGCCAAGCTGGTGCTGTAAACGTTGGCAGTATCTCCAAAAAATGGGATGTTTATGTTGACCCATATTTCCCACGTAACGTTATATTGGTAGGTCGCAGAGGCGCTCAGTTCCTCGAAAGCGGCTTTGTGTATGCCCCATACGTTCCACTACAAGTCACTCCAACTATCTTTGGTGTAGATGACTTCGTACCACGTAAAGGTGTCATGACACGCTATGCCAAAAAGATGGTACGCCCAGACATGTACGGTCTAGTTATCGTACAAGATATGTTAGGATAATATAAACTTAACAAGTTATAAACGCAAGCCTCTATCTTCGGATGGGGGCTTTGCTTTTTTTGAAACTACTTATATATTAAGAGGGTTTTTTATGTCTGCAGATGATGCTGTCACATGGTTATTATATTACATATCTCTTTTTGCTTTATTGGGATTAGCAATAGTTGTAGAAACCAAAAAAGGCAAAGAAGAACAAAAAAAAACAGAAGATAGAAAGAAGGAAAAAAACTATTTAAATAATGAGGAAAAATAAATGTCGTATCCAACACTAACACCAGAAAGTAAATCTAGCAAAGTTATACTTCCAGTAACTGGTACTATAACAAAAGTAGCAGCAAATTTACCCTTTGGCGTTTATTCTTCCGATAATGATTTTCTAGTTGGAGCAACAGATCAAGTAGCGTTTACTTATAAAATGCTTGGCGGTGATGTTTTAGATATAGAATTAACAGAACAAAATGTATATGCAGCATATGAAACTGCTGTATTAGAATATTCTTATGTTGTTAATTTACATCAAGCTCAAAATATTTTAAGCGATGTTTTAGGTAATACAACAGCATCTTTCGATAATGATGGAGAAATAAAAGAAGGTCAAAGTATATCTACTGTGCTTCCTTCGTTTGATATTGGGTTCGTAAAGCAAATTTCCACAAAAACATCAGAAGAAGCCAATATTGGTGGCAATATAACACATTATAGTGCATCAATTGACGTAATAACTGGACAACAAGAATATAATCTTCAAAAATTGATTTACGAACAGTCACTCGTAACTGGATCTTCTTTTCATAATCTTGTTGAAGGAAAAAGATTAAGTATAAGAAAAGTTTATTATAAGTCTCCAAGAGCAATGTGGAGATTCTATGGATACTATGGAGGGATAAATACGGCAGGAAATTTATCAACATATGGCATGTATGCAGATGATACAACTTTTGAAATAATCCCAGCTTGGCAAAATAAACTTCAAGCAATGAACTATGAAGATAATATTTATACTCGCATCTCTCATTATTCATACGACTTAAGAAACAATGTTTTAAGACTTTTTCCTTATCCAGAAAGTGAAATTGCAAAAATATGGGTTGAATTTGTAATTCCTGGAAATTCTTATGATATGGATTCTGCAGCAGGAGTTCCAATAAACAGCAATAAAAATGGAATTAATAATATGAATACAATCCCATTTGCCAATATACCATATAAAAATATAAATTCTATTGGTAAACAATGGATTAGGAGATATGCTTTGGCTGTCGCTAAAGAAATGCTTGGTCAAGTAAGGAGCAAGTTTTCAGTAGTACCAATCCCAGGAGAAAATATCAATTTAAACGGTGATGCTCTGCTTGGTCAGGCAAAAGATGAGCAAAATGCACTGAAAGAAGAATTGAAAACTATACTTTCTGAAATGACTTATGATAAGTTAGCAGAGATAACAGCTGGTATAACCGAAAATGCAACCAAAGTGTTGGAAAAAACACCACTTAATATTTTTGTAGGATAATAAAAAATGACAGAAGAATGGAAAAGACCAGAAGCTCCACCTCCACCTCTCTTTCTAGGAGAGAAGGAAGCAGATTATGCTAAACAAATAAATGATGAAATAATCGAAAGAGTTGTTGGTCAAACAATACTATATTATCCAATTGATTTATTAAATACTAATTTTCACCCATTATATGGTGAAAGTATAGAAAAAACATTTTTACCGCCTATTAAAGTTAATGCTTTAGTAAAATGGGATGGTCACGAAACTATTACTTCAAATTACGGAGTTGATAAACAAACAAAAATAACTATCAATTTTCACAGAAGAAGATTAGTCGAAGATCAAGATTTATATGTAAGAGAAGGAGATTTTATTTTATATGCTTCTCAATATTTCGAAATAGTAAAATTGGGAGAACCAAGACTACTATTTGGTCAACAAGCGAAAAAATTTGAAATCTCTGCTCAATGTATCAATGCCAGAAGAGGAATATTCCCAGAAATAGAATAAGGAGAAAAACATGTTCGAATTACAAGATCCAAATTCAAATAATACCGGTGCATCGTTAGTGGGAGTTGGAATAATAGTCCTTGATGCTGCATCTGGTACTGAAGATTTTAATACTTTAATTCAAATAATTAATGATAAAAATTGTCAATATAGGGGAAGAATAATATATGTCAAGAGACTTTCTCCTGATTACGATTGGCCCGACCCATTTTTATTTGAAAATAAATTTTATTTTAATGAAGATTGCGAATGGTATGAAAGCCCATTTGCTGGAACATTTTAGGTTAATATTATGTCAGGCAGTTTAGATAAACTAGCAGATTTGGCTTTCGAGCCTTCTGAAATAGAAAATGTAGATTTAGCTGTATACAATTGGGTTAATCAAGATTTGGCATTATTTTGTTCCACCAATAAAGGGTGGAGCAAAGTTCCTGTTATTTGGGTATCTGGAGAAAGATCTTGGCAAGTAAAAAATAATCGTGATTTGAGAGATAGTAATAATAATTTTATATTACCTGTCATTACCGTAGAAAGAACTGAAATCTCTAAAGAAAAAGATAAAAAGGGTAAATATTGGGGCGATATTCGTCCATATACGGACGAAAAAGGTGGTTCGATAGCGATACATACTACTATAAGCCAAAAAGAAACTTCAAAATTTGCTAACGCATATTCCCAGAGAAAGACTAAACAGCCAAACTTCAAAAGAGAAAATCAAAAAGTAGTTTACGAGACAAAGTTTATACCTATGCCAGTTTATGTAACTATGACTTATGTTATTGATATTAAAACAGAATATCAGCAACAAATGAATGAACTAATGCAACCTTTTTTAACATATCCAGGTGGAACTAATTATCTTGTCATAACAAACGAACAACATAGATATGAAGCATTTATAGATGGCAGCATATCTCAAAAAAACAATCTATCAGATATGCAAGAAAACGAAAGACTTTTTAATAGTCAAATAACAATTAGGGTACTCGGACATTTGGTTGGAATGGGTAAAAATGATTTAAAGCCAAAAATTGTTACAAGACAAAATATTGTTGAAGTTTATATAGGAAAAGAATATGAGATGTTAGGAGAAGACATAAATGCCGCGAGTATTAAGACCTTAGAAGGCGCTTTATCTGAAACTCCTACTGATGGAACACCATATATTTTGGACAGTGATGGAAAATATATAATCCTTGTTGATGATAAAAAAACATGTTAAATAAATGATTTTGCAAAAATAACAGACTATTTATTATAGAAAACTAATATAGTTATTATATTACAGAGGAGAAAAAAAGAATGCCAGCTAAAAAGTTTCGTTTTGTATCACCTGGTGTACAAGTAAAAGAAATCGATAAATCCATACTACCTTCACTAGCAGGAACAATTGGTCCTGTAGTAATAGGGCGCTCTTTAAAAGGACCAACTATGGTTCCTGTAACTGTTAATAGTTATGAAGAATTTGTTCAAGTTTTTGGCGAACCAGATCCAGGCCTGGGATCAGAAGATGTATGGAGAAATGGTAATAATACTGCTCCAACATATGGCGCTTATGCTGCTCAAGCTTGGTTAGCTAGTTCTAGTCCTCTCACTTTTTTAAGATTAGCTGGTACTCAAAATCATGAAGCCTCCGCCGATGGACGTGCTGGCTGGAATACAAAAAACATCGGTAGCGCTGTCCAAGCCAACAATGGTGGCGCTATGGGACTCTTTGTGATCCCTTCTTCCGATGTTAATACTAATCAAACTGGTAGTTTGGCTGCTATATTTTATATTAACGAAGGAAGTATCGAACTCGTCGGCAAATCTCCTACTGATATTGATGTTCCATCCGGCAAAGGAACTGCCGTGATGGTCAAAAGCCTTAACGATAGAGTATTTAAGGCAATCATTAAAAATGCCAAAGGAGAAGAAGTAGAGAAAGTATCTTTTAACTTTATTAAACATTCAAGCAAATTCATTCGTAAAACTTTTAACACAAATCCTACTATTGTCAATAGCAATATATATGAAGCTGATTCTCTTAAAACATATTGGCTTGGAGAATCTTTTGAAGATTTTCTCTTTGATAATAAGATTATTTCTGGGTCAGCACAAGGATCTCAATATGCTTTTCTGGCACCTTTGAAAATAAATTCAGATAAAGATTTCAGTAACTTTAGAAAACAAGCGAATCCCTCTAAGACAGGTTGGGTTTTTGGACAAGATACTAGTGCCGAAACAGGTAGCTATAATCCTGAAATGCAAGCCAAATTATTTCGATTTGTTTGCGGACCAGTTGGCCAAAATGCTGGTAGTGATTGGGAGCAAAATAACTACAAAATCTCCATTTTCGATATTAAGCCTCCAAAGAATAATTTCCAAAAATACGGAACATTCTCTGTTGGTATTAGAAACATGGGAGATTCAGACAAGTCTCCTGAATTTGTGGAAGTATTTTCCAATGTAAATCTAGATCCTAGCTCTCCTGATTATATTGCAGCCAGAATTGGCGATAGAAGAGTGGAATGGGTTAGAGACAGCAGTAATAGCGAAGAAAGATATGTTGAACTTGGAGATTTTGATAATAATTCAAAAATCGTTCGCGTCGAGATGCATCCAACTGCTAATAGTCTAGATGCTTCGATTCTACCAGCAGGATTCTTTGGGCCAACTAGACCAAAATCCTTTAAAATCCAAGGAGACGACGGCACTCCAACAGAAGTTAGTTCTTCTATCAATGCAGAAAATGCAGTTCCAAACAAATACGACCCTGCAGCAACAGTAAAAACATTTATTGCAAACTATACTGGCTCTATTGTGTTTCCTTCGTTGCCTCTCTTGGAAAGTTCTGCAGATGCTGAAGTTCTAGATGATACTCAAGCATATTTTGGCTTTAAAGCATCTGCACCACTTAATCAATCTATCAAAGATTTATTAAAAGTAAAACCAAGTGGTATTGATAGTCATAAAAAAGATAATGAAACAGAGTATAGTTTCATATTCAGCCTAGATGATGTAAGATATGATCAAGATACAGGTGTGGCATATTGGGAAGCTGGCTCTAGAGTAAAAGGAACATCTTATACTGCAACTGGTAGTGTCCCTGGCCAATCCGATAATGACTTTGAAGAACTATTGGATTTAGGATTCAACAAGTTTACTATGCCATTATTTGGTGGTTTTGATGGTCTTAATATCACTGAAAGAGAACCATTCAGAAACAGTCAATGGAGTGCAACTACTAATGCCAAATCTAGTTACTCATTTAATTCTCTTGATAGAGCAATAAAATCTCTAAAAGATCCTGAAGTATTAGATATGAATCTATTGGTGGCACCTGGTATTACTAATAAAACTTTGACAAATAACATGATTAAAATTTGCGAGAATCGCGCTGACTGTTTAGCGATTATTGACCTCGAAAGTGGATACGTACCTGACACGGAAACAAGAGTTGCTGATAATGACCCTTCCAGGATAGGTTCGGTGTCATCTACTGTAGCATCTGTTAAAGATAGACAGTTCAATAGTAGTTATGGTTGCGCATATTATCCATGGGTACAAATGGTGGATTCGAATGTTAACGTAAAACTATGGATTCCACCATCTATTGTAGCTTTTGGGACTATGGCTTCAAGTCAAGAAAACAGTGAAATTTGGTTTGCTCCTGCAGGATTTAATAGAGGTGGATTATCTGTAGGTTCTTCTGGTCTAAACATCACTGCAGTAAGAGATAAGCTTACTGCTAAAAATAGAGATGCTCTTTATGAAAGAAATATAAATCCAATCGCTTCTTTCCCAAGTGAGGGCCTTGTAATCTTTGGTCAAAAAACCTTGCAAGCATTCCCATCTGCATTGGACAGAATTAACGTAAGAAGGTTAATAATTTTCTTGAAGAAAGAAATCAGTCGTATTGCTGCAAATGTATTGTTTGAGCCAAATGTTCAAACAACTTGGAATCGATTTGCTACACCAACTCGTGACCTATTAGAAGAAGTTAAAACTGGTCTTGGTATCAGCGATTACAGAGTTGTGCTCGATGAAACAACTACCACTCCAGAAGAAATCGATAGAAATATGATGTATGCTAAACTGTTTATCAAGCCAGTATACGCTATAGAATTTATTGGAATCGATTTTGTTATTACAAATACTGGCGCTTCTTTTGATGATCTATAAAAACAAATAAGGTACTATTTAAATTAAGATACTATTATACAGGAGAAATAAAATAATGGCATTCTGGGATAAACACAACTTTGAACCAAAAAGAGCTTTTAGATGGAAAGTAGAAGTTCTTTCATTTACCGATGCAGAGGGCGAAATAACAGATTCGCATGTAAGTTCTTTTTTGGCTAAAAAAGTAACAAAACCGTCAATAACTATTCAAGAAGCAGAACACAAGCATTTGAATAAAAGTTATTATTTCCCAGGACATGTTAGTTGGGAGACTGTAACTGTCACAGTTGTAGACACAAATGATGGAGAAGTAGTTAGATCGATTGCTGGTGCCTTAAGACATGCTGGATATGATTTTATGGATAATGGTATTATAAACAAAGGGATTAATACAAATTCCGCACTAGGAGACGCAGCAAGAACTTTAGGAAAAGGAAATATGGTAGACGGTACCGGTACCCACGCGCAAAAAAGAGTAAGAATAACTCAGTTAGACTCTGCGGGTATTCCTGTAGAGACTATTATTCTACATAATGCTTGGATCAAAAGTTTTAAACCAAGCGAGCTTTCGTATGATACTGAAGATTTGTCTACCTATGATATAGAATTGAGGTATGATTGGGCTTCTTTTGCTGTAGGTGAGGAAGCGGGAAAAGTTATCTAGGATTTATAAATGTCTAGTGATTCTTCAAAAATTAATGGTTCAAAATTTTCTTTTGATCTTTCGAACTCCAGATTTGAACCAAAGAGAAGTTTCAGGTGGAGACTAGAATTTGATAACTTAATAAATCATATTCCTCCACAATATATCGTAAGCGTTTCAAGACCTTCTATAACATGGGAACAACGCACTGAAAATCTTATCGGCGCAGTAGAATATATTTCTTCAGCGCCTCCTCAAAAATCTCCAATAGAAATAGTGTGTATTGACGATGAACAAAATCTGGTAGGTAACTGGCTTCATTATTATCTAGCAGTTTCTGGTATTGATACGTCTTATTTTAATTCTTATGATACTACTTCTGGTATGTATATAGAAAAAACAAGAAATATAGAAATATTCATGTTAAATGAGCTTGGATATGATATAGAGTCTCTTGAGCTTCAAAATGCGTGGATATCTGCTATAAAACATTCAGATTTATCATATTCAGAAACTGGTTTTGCAACTTACTCTATAACAATATCTTATAATGGCTATAAATATAAAGTTTCTTCCGAGAGTTCTGTAATAGCTGGAAGCACAGACTATGAAAAATTAAAAACAAAATCAGATAAACCTTTAATTCCCATAGATACTAAAAAAAATGAGATTTATCATGGTCGTAGTAAACGAAAAATTGCGTCTGGAGTTCCAAGTACGCCTAGTAGTTCTTCGCCAGGTGGATATAAAAAGCCAAAAGTTTCATAATTTTATTCTTAACAAAATTGTGTAAATATCTTATATTCTAAAAAGAAAGGAAAGAAAATGAGAGATAATCAAGAACGTTTTAGCGTCATGACTGATGACGTTTCCGCATCCGTTTCTTCAAATGCGTTAAGTTTTGTTTCTCCGACAGAACTAGTTTCCCTCCCTTCGAAGGGGAAATATTATTCACAGAACCACCCACTTCATGGGAAAGAAGAAATAGAAATAAAGTATATGACAGCAAAAGAAGAAGATATACTTAGTAATAAATCACTTTTGAAAAAAGGTGTTGCAATAGATAGAATGTTACAAAGTTTAATAGTAGATAAGTCTATTAAGTTAGAATCTTTATTGATAGGAGACAAAAATGCTATTCTAATAGCAGCGAGGATTTCTGCTTATGGTCCAGAATATGCTTCTCAAGTTACATGCCCTCAATGCGAAACAAGACAAAAGTTTGAATTTGATCTTTCTGATTTAAGCGAGAAAGAGTGTTCTTCTTTAGAAGAGAATGATGCTATTTTAAATGAAAAAGGAAATTTTGTTTTCAAATTACCAAGATCTCAAGTAGATGTAGAAATAAAAACAATGACAGTTGGAGATGAAGCAAAGGTTACCCAGGAGCTTATGAAGAAAAAAGACATCTCTTATATAGAACAAATGAAAACAATTGTTCTCTCTGCTAATGGAGAAACAGATAAAACTTTAATCTCGTCTTTTGTGGAAAACTTAATTGCTTCAGACGCAAGACATATCAGAAAAGTGATGTCTGCGCTTTTACCAGACATAGATATGACTCAAACATTTCTATGCTCTTCATGCGATTATGAAGAAGAAATGGAGGTTCCGTTGACAGCGGAATTTTTTTGGCCTAAATGATGATTATATGCATAATGTTTATGAGCAATTTTTTGCATTAAAATATCATGGAGGATGGAGTTTCATAGAAAGCTACAATCTCCCAGTTCAGTTGAGGGAATGGTTTTTGAAACGTCTTATTCGACAGAAAAAAGAAGAAAGTGAACAAATAAAAGCTGCTTATAAAAAATAAACTAAATATATTTCAAAAAGCAAGGATACACATATTCTTGCTTTTTTTTATTTAAAACTATTTATTTTAACACCTTTATTTTATTGAGGAATATTAATGGCCGATCCAATAGATCCAACACAAGTTAAGACTATCGAACAAATGCGAGAGGAGGTCTTAAAACTAGTAGAAGACTTAAAGACAGGAGGCAATGGTCTTAAGCAAATACAAGATTATCTCACCGCAATGAGTAAGATTGTTAATGGATCTACTGAAGCATATCAAGACTGGGATGGCACTGTAGAGCAAGTACAAGTAAGAATTGAAGATATGGTAAAATCTTTGATTAAAAAAAATAAATTATCATCTGAAGAATTAGATATAGGTCAAAGATTATCTCTATTAAACAAGGTCGCGGCAGAAAACCAGATAGATATCTTGCTGACCGAAGAGGAAATTTTTGATAAACTTAAAGAAAAAATAGATGAAGAAACAAAATTTTTCTCAAAAGCAAAACTTTTTTCTCAATATGAAATGCAGCATATGAGGAATAAAGCATCATTTTTCAGTGTAGAAGCTATACACGAAGGTGAAAAGATAAGAAAATTTTCTATCATTGGAAGTATGCAGCAAGATAGGGCGAAACTGGCAAAACAGATATCAGAAGAATTGACAAAAGAAGAAGCTCAAATAGTCGCTATATCCAAAGCTATGGATTTATTAGAAAAAGGATTTGGCAAAATAGAAGAGTCATTTAGCCGTTTTTCGAAACTTGGAGCAGAACTAAATAAAATGGGTGTTGACGCAACTCAATATACTAATGAAATGATTTCTGCCTTTCAGTCTACTTCTGGCGTAAGTCAAGAAGAATACATGAAAGCCCAAAAGGATTTGATCAGTAGTTTTTCTATGTTTACTCAGATGTCTTCTGCTCAGAGAGAAGAAGTTTTAAAGTTTTCTGCTACCATGGAAAAAGCAGGTATATCATCTGCAAGTCAGATGAAACTTTTACAACTCACAACTAAGTCTTTTAACATGTCTGCCACAGAGGGTATGAATGCGATATCTAGAATAAAAACAATGTCGGAAAAAACAGGTATTTCTATGACAGAATTGGACAAAAATATTCAAGATCTCGGTAATTCTCTTGGCAATTTTGGTTCTCAAAATTTTGAGAGAGTTTTTCAGAGTTTAAGCATCGCTGCCAAAAACACTGGGATAGCAGTAAACGATTTAATGAGTGTAAGTGAAAAATTTACAACATTTCAAGGTGCTGCTCAAGCAGTAGGAGAATTAAATATAGCATTAGGCACACAGTTAGACACTATGAGTTTGATGAAAAATGCCATAAATGATCCAATTAAAGTATTTGAACAATTAAAAACAGAGTTTGATAGAACTGGACAAAAATTTGACGAATTATCGCTAGATAGACAAAGATATATAGCTAGTATTTTTGGCCAAGACGTTACTACAGCTAGTGCTTTATTTAGTCAAAGCCTCGGCGCCGCAACTGCTGAAATGGAGTTGCAAAAAAAAGAACAAGAAGAACTAAATAAAATAGCAGCTGCATCAGCTGATGTAATGACTAGATTAGAAATTATATTTCAAAAGATTACCGCTTCTCCTCTTGTTACTTATATGGTTAAGACAGTAGAAGTATTTATTTCGCTTTTCGAATATTTAGGAGAGATACCTTATCTTACTGAGTTTATGTCAGGGCTAGCCGTAGCAGTTATTACTGTTGCAGGGGTTCTTATGTTAGCCAGAAAAGCTGTAATGGCTTATACATTTTCTCAAACAATATTAAACATAGTACTTGGTAAATCAATAGGAAATTATGTCAAACAAGGAACGGCTCTTGTTGCCGATACTGCTCAAAAAGCTGCTAATGCTACAGCAACATCCGCTGCAGCCGGTGCCCAAAATGTTCTTAATGTTTCAACATCAAAAACAGGACCAGGCTTAATGGCCGCAGCCGGCGCAGCATTATTGTTTGGTATTGGGATAGGCGCTGCAGCGTGGGGAATATCACTACTAGCAAAAGAAATAAAAGGAATGTCAGCGGCACAAAGAAGATTTTTGGCAGTAATGACATTGATGATTGTCGGTATGATTGCTTTAGCCGTCGCGATCTTAGTATTTGCTAAACCTATAGCCATTGCTGCTGGAGTTCTTAGTACATTTGGTTTGATTGTGCTCGGCATAGTCGCTTCTATAGCAGCATTAGCGCTCGCTTTTAGTTTAGTAGCGGAAGGAATGGCTAGATATGCCGAAGCAGAAGCTAAAAAACAAGAAGCACAAAATAGAAGCATAGAATTATCTATGGCACAAAGACAACAGACAGTCCTATTAGGTCAAGCCTTAGCTCAACTTTCCAACAATCTCGCAATTGATGGTATAGAAAAACATTTAACAAAATTTGCAAAAGGTATATCAAAAATAGCAGCTGAACTTGAAAAAATACCTAATGATAAAGTGGCTGTACTTGATGGACTAAGTAGGCTTGGAAATCTAGATTCAAATATAGACATAAATAATAAGGCAAAAACATCAACAGAGAATATGACAATTTTTGTCAACAAAGGTGTATCGATAAGCGATTTAAATCAAAACGAAGAAATGGTTCAAAGAGCACAAATAGCAACTCAGCAAATAGTTAAACAAAATCTAGAAGCAGCTAACACACGTAGCGCTACCGGTAATAATGAAATACGCGTGATTATTAACTCTCCCTTGAAACTAGATGGACTAACTATAGGCCAGATTATGCATGATGGAATGGCTCAATATGAAGCAGATAAAAAGAGAGAATATAGAGGATAATAAATGAGTAAAACAAAAGAAGAACTTTTCACAGACTTTATAATACAAAATATGTCTTCTGGCGATGTATTGTATTTCAAGAAACCAAATGTTAACTCATTTTCTATAGTACAAGAGTTAAAATATGAAGAGACGGCTGTAGTTGGAAGAATGGATCCAATAACAAATTACACTAATACCATAAAAAAATATACTTTTGATATACTTCAACAATTTGATGAAATGGATGGCAGAAATCTTTTCTTAATAAAATCAAAAAGTACAGATTCTTCCGAAATAAATAATGTATTTAAAAATGTGAAAAGTCTTGCTAATAATAATAACTCTGTAGATTTCGAAATGGGAACAAGTGACGTTGGTGAAGCGAACTTGTATAAGTTTTTATATCCTTCTTATAAACAAATAGATTCTTCGAGTGATTCTTATCATGTTAGTTCTGGTTTGTTTTTTCGTTTTAAATTAGCAAAAGCAGATGATCATGGAAAAGTTTGGCAAAAGGCTTATTGTACTATAACTAATATGACGTGGCAATTTGAATCAAGCCAATTAACATCTCTTGTTGATAATTTGAAACCAAAAAATTTAAAAATTAATTTGCAAGGTTCTATAATACATGAACACGTATCAAGAATATCTTCAAGAATTATAAAAAAATAGGTAAATAAAATGACTTTTTCTAGAAATGACAATAGAAGGAAATTTAATAATAATAATGATTTGTATAAACATATAAGAGATAAAAAGGAAATTAAATTTATTATTCAATATACAACTTTTCCTACAAGTAAAGATTTGGATATTGAAAAAAAGATAAAATATTTTGAATATGAGTGGAAAACAGAAGATAAATTTTACAAACTTGCACAAAAATACTATAATGATTCTAAATTATGGTGGATTATAGCCCATTTTAATAATACGCCAACAGAGCATAATATTTCAATAGGACAAATAATTAAAATACCAGAATCTTTTAATTTAGAAGAAACACTAGAACTTTTAGGATATTAATATGTCTGACAACCCAACTGAAAAAAAAGAAAGTCCTGGAAATTTTCCCGAAAAAGATGAGGAAACAGATGTATCCTTAGAAGATTCTGATATTTTAGATTGTGCTCTTGGTTTTTTTATAGATAAAATAGTTAATCTTAAAGATCGAAACCCAGTAACAGCGAGTTTTTCCCATTCAGTTAATGGTAAAGAAAATATTTCTTTTGAAAATGCTTTTTCTAAAAGAGAGGGGATTCCAATAACTGAAAATGATTTTTTTAAAAATTATGAATCTAATACTTTGTTTCTTAACTCTTTATATCCAAAAATAACTTTATATAAAACTTATTATAATATGAAAAATGGCAGGATTATTAGTTCAACAGATATACCGTTTAATTTAGAAGCGACATGGTCCAAGGATGGTGTCGTGAGAAATAAAATTGGATATGATACTAGAAATATAATTCAAAATATTTTGCAAAAAGGTGGCCCAGGTGGAGTAGGTATATCATCCTTTGAATGGACTTCGCAAGGAAAAAATGAAGGCAACTTAACTTTATATAAAGCAAAAATCAAATTTGTACTACAAAATATATCAGAAATGTCAGTGATTAGAGGAAGATCTGAAAACGGAATAGAAATAAGTTTATTAGATATGTTATATCAACATTCTTCGAAAAATCTATCTAAAGATTCAGTTGAAAAGTATAACGTAGAAGATTCTATAATAAAAGCAGTTATAGGCTGGCACACACCAGATCAATATAGTAAAATTAAAAATTATTTTCAAACTACACTAAGGTTATCTATGTATAATCATACATTTAACTTTTTAGATAATGGAAAAGTAGAACTAACTGTAGAATTTACTGCTGGAATAGAAGGTTTAATATATGATAAAAATAAGATGAATATTTTAATTAACAGTGAAGCAGCCGTTATAAAAAAAGATATACAAATTTTACAATCAATGATTTTTATCAAAAACGAACAGGGTATAGGCCAGGGGTTTTATGATATGTTCGACCAATATGATCCTATTGGAGAAACACCAGAATTGTTTGAAGAGAATGGATATAAAGCCAAAATCCCCCCAGGTTTGAGTAATAATTTGAAAGGTCTTTGGGACAGACGGGATTGGAAAGATGGCCTTGAAAAGATGTGGGACCACGCCACTGACCAATGGGGTAGTAACTGGATCGAGTCTCGTTTCGGTGAAGGTAGCCTTCTAAGGCGATTTGAAAGGGATTTTTTTGTAGAAAAATTACAGGAAAAATTAAGAGAGATAAGCAGATCATTTCTTATAAGCGTATTAGATAAGTTAATACAAGAAAAAGCAGTTTATAGTATAGCTTTAGATGAAAAGAACTTTTCAATCTTAAGAGCTTTCGTATCTGTGAAAGAACTCTCACCAAAAAGATGGAAATCATTGATTGATAAAATAGGTCCCGTAGAAGTCGAAACTCCTCCAATTGAACCTGGCTCTTTTAAAGATGAGTTTGAATCTTCCTCCACGGCCCGATATTTTGGTTACAGTAATATTTTAGATACTGAAGATTTAAAAGAAGTAGTTACTGATTCTAAAGATAGTCTTTGGACTCCGATCGGTCAATTTCTTGGCATGACAGAAGATATAAAAAGGGCTCCTTTTATATTTCTAGGTGATTTTTTAAATGTTTGTTTAAAACAATCACTTCAAGAACGTAATGAAATAGATTTATTTTTTTCTCCTTTTACTTATATAAAATATGATCAAAAACTCGCATTTTCTGTTGGCTCAACATATGAGTCAAAAAATGAACTAGGCAATATTGTTAAAAGAATAAATACTGATAGGTTACCTAGAGGTGTAACTTCTTTAGCAAATTTGCCAATCTCTTTTACCGCTTTATTTAAATGGTTTGAAGAAAGAATAGTTTCAAGAGAGGAAAAAAGCATGTCTTTAGGTGCATTCTTAGATAATATATTTTATCATTTATTGCCAATGTCAATTGGTAGTTCTCAAGCGCCGAATGCCCCAAAGCAAAATGTTGTAGTAAATAGAAAGTACTTTCAGACAACTAATAAAATAACAACAAATCCCACCATAGATATAGAAGAATTTGCTAAAATATATAATAACAGAGAATCTAAAAAGCTAGAAAATAAATCTAATACATATTTTAATTTTTATTTTGGCTCAATAAAACAACATAGTAAGTTAGTTTTAAGGGGAAATAAAAAAGAGGACGAACAGAGGGGTATTTTTCATTTGTATACTAACTCATCTCATGGATTTGTGAAAAATATAAAATTTAAAAGAGCGGATAATCCTCTTTTGGAAACTACAAATTTGATTTCTGCTATGGATAGTGCTGGTAATGAATATCTAAGACATCCATATAATGCAACCATAACAATGTTTGGAAATAATTTTTTTGAACCAGGAAGTTTAGTTTATATAGTTCCAAATTATATTGGCACAGATCTTTCAAATAATATATATTTTAAAATAGGGTTGGGTGGATATTATCGAATATATGAAATAAAATCAAATATAAGTACAAATGGATACGAAACTGTTCTAGAGACTATTTGGGAAAGTTTTCCATATAAGGAGAAGTAATGAAAATTAATAAAAATTTATCACCTTATCTTTCTTCTATAGCAGAAATTTATACAATAACTAATAAGGGCAAATTTTCTTCTTCCGAGACTTACAAGCAAGAAAAGATATTTCAAAATTTAATGTATAATAAAGGTAAAAGCGATAGAATTGTAGATTTTGAAATAGAAAATTTAAAATATGGAAAAATAAATAATAATTTAATGTCTATAGAACCAAACAATTCTTATTTTTCTTCTATAACAGAAGATGTGTATGTTTTAAATTTTGTGGCAGATGCATATAATGAGTTTATTACTAAATTGCAAATTTTAAAACAAGAAAAAATGATCCCTAAAGAAAGCCAGGTATACAAATTTGAGGCACAAAAAATTCCTTTTGGAACAGTTGACGATGAATATTATAAATATATGAATAATCTTTATTCTTCTTTTTATGATTTTTTAGAATATTTTAAATATAATAATAAAATTAAAAATTTTGACAGTTTCATAAAAGCCTATATAGATTTTATAGAAATAAGAACTCCTCAATTTGTTTTTAATAAAAGTTCATTTATACAATCAAAATATTGTCCTAGATATTGTTCTGGCATGTTTATAGATTTATTAAAGATTGATATTAATGATGATCCTAAAAAAATAGATTTATTTTTTAAACCATTATTTAATTGTGTTTTACAAGATACATTTAATAGTATTTTTTTAAATTTAATTAAAGAATGTGGTTTTGTCCTCAATAAAGATATACCTTGGCAAATAGTAGCTGATCTCGATTCACCAAAAATGAAATTTCATTTTTATAAAAGATTCAAAGATATTATACCACAAAATCAAATGCCATTACAACTATCATCTTTAAAATATGAAGAAAATATAGAAAGTTTAGAGAAATTTGACTTAAAGAGTTTTATATCTTCAGAAAAAAATATTGACATTTTTAAAATTACAGATTATAAAGATATTGATAATTTAAAAATATTAATGGTTAGGATGTATAATCAATATTGTTTATCTGTTGAAAAAGCAGTAGAAAAAAAAGTTATAAAAAATAATAATATATTTGAAATACAAGAAAAAGTAACAGAACTAGATTTTATTTCAGAAGATGCCTTATTAAATCAAAAAATAGACTATATGTGGATTAGATTTTATACTTTTTTAAAAGGTAGAGAAAATAGTGTTTCATGGAACCAATCTAAGTTTGAAGATATAAATACAAAATTTATGAGCATCTTTAAAGGACTTGACATCCGAGCCGCAATGAAGTATCTTCAGTCAGAGATCACTTCGGATCGTAAAAATCTTAAACAAAGAAATTTCTTCTTTTAAGGGTCAGATGTCATTTGTATTATTAGATAGTAAAGATTGGTGTAAAGGTATTTACGAAAAAGGAAATTTGCATTTTGAAAAAATGCCAACAGACTTATCATCAACATGGAAATATTCTCCATGTTTGAGTGATAGAGAAGTTGTCTATGCCTCATTATATGCCCAAGGAAGAAGCATAGATGAAGTATGTCCTTTATCATTAAAGCAAGAGTGGGATTCCAGAAAGCAGAAACTTTCTGCTTTTCATAAATCATTTAAGAAAGCAAAAATTGATTTAAATCAAACATGTTTTTATGACTTAGTTCCACAGCAATTTTTGTTAGAACTTTGCGAAACAAAAACAAAGATAATAGATCACGTTATAGAAACTTTTGAAAAACCAAAAAATTATGATTTGCTACTTGAAACTGAAAAAGTAATAGAACAAATATCTAATCAAAAATTGAACATAGATCTATCTTTGTTACTGCAGGAAGTTCATAAAAACAGGACAAGAACAATCTTGCAAAGGTTGAATAAAGCATCGTTATATATAAAATATAATTTATTCGGCTCTAAAACAGGCAGATTAACAACAAGAACTGGAACTTTTCCTATTTTAAATTTGGATAAAAATTATAAATCAATAATAAAGCCGGTAAATGATTTATTTATCGAATTAGATTTCAATGCAGCAGAAGTTAGAGTTCTATTAGGCCTTAGTGGAGAACAGCAGCCACAAGAAGATATCCACGAATGGAACGCTAAAAGGTTAGGATGTTCAAGAGAAGAAGCTAAAAGAGATATATTTGCATGGCTTTATGGTTCTAGTAAAGTTGAATCATCAAAGTTTGAAAGTTTATTTAATCTTAACAAAATAATGCAATCAAAATATGATGGTGATTATGTAGAAAGTTTATATGGAAGAAAAATAAAATCGGATTCTTTTCATAGTCTAAATTATTTAGTACAAAGTAGCACATCAGAATTGGTATTAGAACAAATGATAAAAATAAATAAAATTTTAAAAAACAAAAAAAGTTTTATAAGTTTTATAGTGCATGATTCAATTGTGATAGATTTATCAAAAGAGGATAAAAGTTTGGTACAGGATTTAGTAGATACTTTTACTAAAACTAAACTAGGAGACTTTCCGGTTAATATTTCAATAGGAAAAGATTATGGAAATTTAAGGAAAATAAAATGTTAATAAGGGACAATGTTGGAAAAACTTTATCTGAAGCACTAAAGAATGTTCAAGATAAAGATTTTGAAATAATAAAATTGCAAACAAATCAAGATTTTTTTGAAGCATTAATTAGCAAAATAAAAAGTGAGATAGAAATTCTAGAAAAAACAAAATCACTAGATAGTTTAGCAGAAATAATAGAGTTAGTTGATTGGATCAATATTTCTCTAGGACTGACAAATGTTTCTAATCTAATAGAAAGTAGAGCAGAAAAATTAGGTTTGTATTGGGAAAAATATTATATTAAAGATAAAATAGGAAAACCTGAATGATAAGCGTGATAGGTATTGGTAATACAGGATGCAAAATAGTAGATATACTTTCTGCATACAATTATTATCACGTATTTAAAATCGATGAAGGTCTAAATATAAAAAAACAAAAAACTGCTGAAGAATATGAAAAGAAATGTCCTTCATTTAAAAAAAATTTTTCATCTTTTTCAGAAAAAGTATGTGTTTTTTTAAACTGTTCTGGAAATATTTCTGGCATTTCACTTAAAGTATTAAAGCAACTTAAAAATAAAGATTTAAATGTAATATGTATTATCACAGATCCATCTCTTTTATCTACGACTGGAAAAATACATCAGAATCTTGTAAAAGGAGTCTTGCAAGAATACGCAAGATCTGGTTTGCTAAAAAAACTCTATTTGATAGATAATCAATGCATAGAATCTTTAATAGGCGACGTTTCTCTTTCAGAATATTATCAAAAAATAAACGAAATAATAGCTTATACATTTCATACTATGATGTTTTTTGAAAACACTAAGCCTCTTCTTTCTTCAAGAGAAGAAAAATCTGATATTTCAAGAATAAGCACATTTGGAATTTTAGATTCTCAAAGAAATAAAAAACTTTTTTATAATATGAAAGAAGTTAGATTTGAAAAATATTATTATTCAAAATCAAAAAATGAAATAGAACAAAATAAAAAAATATTACAACAAATAAAAGAAGATCTTGCAGAAGAAGAAAATATAAGTAAATCTTTTTCTATATTTGAATCTGAAACTCAAGATCAAAATACATACATAGAACTAACAACTCACATAGTTCAGAATTCTGTATGATCAGCTTCGGGTCGCTTGACAAGTTAAACGATCTGTGCTAGAATGCAATGGATCGCAAGATCCCAACAACAACTCGCCCGAGAAGGGTGTAACGGAGAAAAAACAATGGCTATTGATATTAGTAAAATGCGCAACAAATTGAATACCTTGAAAGGTAAAGGTGGACAACTAGC